GTTTGACTTTCAATCAGTTCCAAAACTTCTTTTATAGATTGATCTGTCGCTTTAAAAGAAAGTGAGGTGCTTTGAGCATTTGTTGTCATAGCAAATGACATACTAATTGATAAACATACAAGAAATAAGGTCAACTTCATAATTCTTGATATTTTAGATACCAACCTGACAAACGCTGATTTATCTCCATCAAGTTGGAAATATAAATTATTCATCATATTTTTGTAATTGATTTAAGATTAAAAAATAAATTTCTTAGTCGGTTTAAAGACCTTCTATCAAATTTAAGGGGGGATAAACGAAACGCATAAAAACAGATAGTCTCAATATTATACGTGATTCACTGTAAAACAATAGATTAAGCATAATAATACACGAGACAAAATGAAAAACAAGAAGCATAATTCAGTTGAATCGGCTTGAACTGGTGTTTAATTTTTAAAGGAATTTGAACGGTTTACCGGAAATAGGTTTTAATCGGATGGTTGATGTAGTTTAATATTGGGGCTGAATGGGCGCAAACGGGGCGCACAGGGGCGTTTCTCCGGTCAGGTTGATAACTTGCCCGCTGGGAAAATAAAGAGGCTTAAAAACGGCCTCTTTTCTTTTGCCTGATAATTGGTACAATAAATGAAATACACAGGTATATTATTCTATATAGTTATTATTTAGTATATTTGCGACAAAGAAAATACTAAATGAGTTATGACAAAGGTTATTCATGTACATTTGATCTACGAGAAGAAAAACTACTATTTCGGTAGCATATCGGCCATCTTTGACGTACTGAGTGAAGCAGAGGTTGGCATTACCAAAAACAGCCTTCTGCACGCAGGTTTGACCGATGGAGGCTGCAAGATTACTAAACGGGCTATGATTATCCAGTCTCACCTAATAAGAGCCTGTAAGTAGTTGTTTTATTTATATTTAAGCCACATTTGAACGGCGTTTTTTGGAAAGCGGTATTTTTTACTTATTTGAACGGTGAAAAATACCGCTTTTTGGGGTTTGGGAGGACAGTTGGTAGGACGAAAGGTAGGACAGAAATAGCTTTGCAAAAACGAAATGTATCTAAAGGTAGGACATTTGGTAGGACATAACATTGGTCTTTTTATGCCGATTTGACAATACAAACAATCATTTTTTGTTGAAAAGTAATGGATTTTACGAATATTGGGTGGTACAAATTATATTATTTCATTCATTGAGTAGTATATAATTTGAGATAAAACACCGTTTGTCTGCTTGTTATGTATTATTACCCCCTGCAAACCTTTCGCTTTTCGTATTTATTTCCGTATCTGTATCGCCCCATTGCTATACTCTTTCGTTACACAACCCAGTACGAGATAAATATGCCGAATCTCACCTTTGGGAACAGAAAATGGGGCATGAATTTGGCAACCATCCGGATAAGTTTCCCGGTTGGTGCTGTAGGCCATGAAGCAGTCGCCTTTATCTTGTAGTTGTTTTGTTACCCTGTATTCGGTCGTTTCAATCACATAATTACGACCGTTCATAATAAGTTGTGGGTTGTTCACCCGTTTCAAGGCAAGGATGGAACCACTGGGGTACTCCACCATGCTGTCACCATAATGTCGTATGGCAGCTGTCGCTTCCGGGAACCAGTCTCCAGCATCAATCCATTCAGCGGGAGAACTGGAGTTTGTGTTGGCCACACGATCGTTCAATCCGCCAATAGTGGATACATCATCATAAAAGGGGATTAGGTTCTTTTTGGCTGACAAAACCTCCTCTTTCTCCGCTCCCTTGTCATCCATCAGCAACACTCCCTCATTTTTCAGCATGGAACCACGACCGGTAATCAACCAATCTGTATTTATTTCAAACTTATTTGAAATATCATATATAATATCATAAGAGGGTTTAGCCCCACCATCTCTAAAGAGTCGAGAAATTTTCTCAGAACTTTTATAACCAAGTTCTTTTGACAAAGTCAGGCTATTTATTGAATAATAAGACATTAGCTCTTTTATTCGAGATACAACATCATTGCTCATAAATTGCAGTTTCAAATTAGTTTGTATTTTCTTCCCGAAAAGCTTTATTTATTTCAAAGAAGTTTGTAATATTGCACCGTAATCAGAATATGACCACGCTCCAAAGATATGAAAATGCGGTCATATAAACGAATTTTAGAAGTAAAACTTAAAAAAGACAAAGGATATGAGTGACGAAATTAAGGAATGGCAAGTACAGAACAACAGGCTAAAGGTTGCAAACTTGTTGATGCAGGATGGAGTAAGTTTTAGTTATAACGAAGAATCCGGTATCGTGTTTTCTGCTCCGGAATCCTATGTTAAAAAACTGATTCTTTGTCTAATGGCTTGCTATGTATGTAGAGTAAAATCTATTATTAACGAATATAAAGTATCATAAAATATGGAAGTAATCAGAGAAGCCGGTAATCGAAAAAGCTGGGAGGAAATGGATATTGAGAGCCGCCAAGCAGTATATGTCGCAGAATGGCTGGTTGAAAATAAACGAGGTGTTGCGACGGCTTGTGGAGAACGCACCAGTCAATGTAAGTTACATGTGGTATATGGATGCAATATATCTAACACTCAAATCAATATTATAGATCGTAATGGTTTGGTGGTGGCTTTCTACTCTGAGGGCTGTTTCTATGATGGTATCTCAAAACAACAGGTAGAGTTATTCTAAGGCAAATATCCGAATGGGTAGGCGATTAGTTCAGTAGGTAGAACAGGCGAAACTTACCCACAGAAGCCATTGTCCCCGGTTCGAATCCGGGATCGCCCACAATAAGTAACGATAAAAGATTTAAGAATATGAAAGCGATTAGAGTTATCGTGAATTTTCGCGAGTGGTCAAAGCTCAAGGACTTTTTAGACCGGTTTAAGAGTGAAGAAGATACCTTCATCTACCAAGTGGATAACGTGACGTTTGTTGCCGTATTCTACGGCGAGTGTACGATGGCTTATTTCAAAGCAGAGTTAGCCAGAACGTTTGATGAAGAACTGATTATTGTTGAACTCAGATAATAACAAGTAATAATGAAGAAACGAATCGTAGTAGAATATGGCGAGGTAAGGCGGATTGCCTTACTTATGAACTGCACATACGAAACGGTATCTCGTGCATTAGCTTACAAAAAGGATACCAAGCTGGCGAGGGCGATCCGAAAAATGGCTTTGATGCGTGGAGGTGTCAAAGTGGGTGATGAACCAATAAACGACATGAACCATGAAAACGGATTGGTTGAAACCGTTTAGCGGAGAGATTGCCTGGTGGAACAGCCTTGCCGGGAAAGAAAAGTGGTATGCCGTTTATTTCCTGTTCAGTTTCATGCTGGTGGTTGGGATGGCAGATTGCAACCCGACATGGGTGATGTTTTTGGTCGTGTTGAACTTCGGCAATTCCGCACGGCTGGTAAAAAGAGTGCCGACAGATAAATTAGAGGAAGATTAAATCATGGCAACAAAGAAAGTATATGACGCTTGCTGTAGGAAACTGCAATCAATACCCTTGTATAGCCTTAATAGTAATGGCGATTCCACGCGGCTATTAAAGCCAGACATGCTCAATTTATTTGGGAAAAAACTCATTGTTGATAATCGACAAATGTTGGGATGCAGCAAAGCTGAAAAGCGCAGACATCTTTATGAGGATAAGATCTTGAGTTTCCTTTACTTGGAAAACCAATCTTATGCGGGCTTCGGTATCGTAAAATAGAAAGTTATCATCATGAAAATGAATCTGCAGACCTTTTGCAAATTGTTGGCAAAGCCGTACTACAGGCAAAAGTTTCTTTCGCCCTTCTTCTTCGCTATTGGCTTCCACTTTAAAACCAAAAAGCGTGATAAAACTTGGGTAATCAGTATGTAGATATTTAATCATGATACAAATGTAAAGAAATAAATTAAGCGATGGAATATTACAACAACGAACTATGCGTAACATACGAAGAGCTTACCTCCGGAGGTGATCCTGTGATAAAGTTCTATACTTTAAACAAAAATATCACCAGAGGAAATATCAAAACCGTCCATCGTGGTGGCGGTGAAGGCTCCTACGCGTTAATCGTCTATTCCTCGCTCCCCGAAAAATACAAGATCCGTTATGTGGCGAAATATGGCAATCCGGAAGAAGCATTCAAATTACAGCGTATGAGAGACAAAGTGAAAACAGACGAAAAGGCAAGGGTGTTTTACGAGACATTCGAATACGACATGAACGGCGTTCAAACAGGACTCAGCGAGAAATTGAAAGCCGAATACACGCTAAACGCCTCTGTTCTGAACACGCTGGTGCTCGACCTGGAGGACAAAACCACCAAGCGCAAGATGTACGGCAACAGCCTTACCACCGTGTGGGAATGCGTGGCGGCCACCAGCGAGAACCTGCGTAAAATTTATCATCATACCTTGCCGGAAAACCTGCCACGCTTACGGGAGAAAATCAACCGATACAAAAAAGAGGGTTATCCTTCTTTGATCTCCGGAAAGGTGGGCAACGCCAGCACGGTAAAGATCACCGAAGAGGCTGGCCGTTTCCTGATCGCTCTGAAGCGTAGCCGGGTCCCGGTCTATACCGACACACGGATATTTGAAGAGTATAACCGTGTTGCCTCGGATAAGGGCTGGAAACCGTTGAAGAGCAAGCGCAGCCTTACGATGTGGTTTGCCCGTCCGGATATACAGCCGTTGTGGTGGGATGCCGTATATGGCGAACTGTCGGCACACCAGCGTTTCGGACGCAAGCACCGGACGGAACTGCCCATGCGTCGCGACACGCTCTGGTATGGCGACGGGACGAAGCTGAACTTGTATTATCAGGATGAGAACGGGGATATGCGTACCACGATGGTGTATGAGGTGGTGGACGCATACAGCGAGGTGCTGCTGGGTTATCATATCTGCGACCATGAGAATTTTGAAGCGCAATACAACGCCTACCGCATGGCCATCCAGACAAGCGGTCACAAGCCTTACGAGATTGTGCACGACAACCAGGGCGGACACAAACGGCTGGAAAAGGAGAAAGGCACGCAGGAGCCGGGTTTCTTCGACCTGATTTGCCATGTACACCGTCCGACCGCGCCCTACAGGGGGCAGTCAAAGACGATAGAAAGCATCTTCGGACGTTTCCAATCGCAGGAACTGAACAAGGACTGGCGGTTTACCGGTATGAATATCACCGCCCAAAAAGACAGCAGCCGTCCGAACCTGGAGTTTGTCGAAGAGAACAAGGACAAACTTTTCACGCTGGAGGAACTGGAAGCCCACTATATCGAAGCACGTAAGGCATGGAACGAGGCCAAGCATCCGGCAACCGGCATCCCCCGCATCGAAATGTACGAAAAGAGCGTGAACGAGGAAACGGACGTTGTGACGGTTTATGATATGGTAGACATCTTTTGGATTTGGACGAAACGCCCGGCCACCTTTACCGATTCCGGCATAGAGATCACCATCGGTGGGAAGAAGTTGGCATACGAGGTATATGAGCGTCCCGGCATTCCCGATCATAAATGGCGCATGAAGAATACCTACCGTACTTTTCACGTGAAATACGATCCGAACGATCTGCGTAGCATCCGTCTATACTGGGAGGACAACGCCAAGGAACGCCGGTTTGAACGGATTGCCGAACCCTATATGGTCATCCATCGTGCCATTCAAGACCAGACAGAAGGCGAAGCCGCATTCATCCGTCAAGAACAGGAAGCTAACATTCGCGACCGTATCGACCGTCAGGTGATTGCCAAGGAGATTGAATATGCTTACGGCGTGGCTCCGGAACAGAACGGATTGAGTACTCCGAAGGTGAAAGGCGTTACCAAAGAAGTACAACAGGAAATCGACCGCCGGACAAAGAGGTACAGCCGAAAGCCGGAAGAATACCGTATCGGCCGTGCCACCAAGAAAGCCAGCCTGATGACCTGGGATCAGTTGACGGAAAACAAAACAATGGATACCCGCAAGGTGGCCGGTAAACTATAACACTGAAAATAACAACGAATAAAATATAATTAACATGGCAGCATTAAGTAACAACGAAAAAGACGCAATCCGCGAAACACTTCGCGCCTACGTCGCCAAATATCCGAGCCAGAACAAGGCGGTCGGTAGTTTGAAAAATACCAGTGTCGGGACGGTCAGCAACATCCTGAACGGCAAATACGACAACATCAGCGACAAGATGTTCCGCGACATCGCCGCGCAGGTGGGAGGCCGGACAAAGGAAACCGGCTGGCAGATCGTGGAGACTTCGGCCTATCAAGAAATCCGCTACGCGCTGGACGACGCCCAGCACTGGCGCAACGTGACTTGGATCGTCGGCGAGGCCGGATGTGGCAAAACAACGACAGCCAACCTCTACACCCGCGAGAACCGGGAAGTGTTCTACATCCTTTGCTCTGAAGACATGAAGAAAGGCGATTTCGTGCGTGAGATCGCACGGAAGGTCGGCATCAAGACGGACGGCCACAACATCCGCGAAATCTGGAGCCTCATACTGGATGACGTGATACAGATGGACGCTCCTCTATTAATATTCGACGAGGCCGACAAATTGACCGAGCCGGTGTTCCACTACTTCATCAGCATGTACAACAAGCTGGAGGACAAAAGCGGGATCGTCTTCATGAGCACCGATTATATCAAGAAGCGCATCAGCCTCGGCCTGCGCCACCAGAAGCCCGGATACAAGGAGTTCTTCAGCCGTATGGGCCGTAAGTACTTCGAACTGGAGGAAACAACGGCTAACGATGTCTACTCCATCTGCGTGGCCAACGGTATACAGGATAAAAAGAAGATCGAAGAGGTGATCCGCGACGCCGAGCCGTGCGACTTCGACCTCCGCCGGGTAAAGAAAGCCATCCACCGCGCCAAACGGATGGGCGAATAACAGCATTTTAACAGCATTCAAATACCGTTTAAAAGGATTATGAAAAGAGCATTAAGCGTAAGGGACATATTGGACAAGAAATACGACACCTTCCCCTTCGAGGGGAAATGGAAAGAGGCGTTCGGCACACCGGAACGTGTCGGCGTGTGGTTCATCTGGGGCAATAGCGGCAACGGCAAGACATCGTTTGTCATGCAACTGTGCAAGGAACTTTGCAAATACGACCGGGTGGTCTACAACAGCCTGGAGGAAGGTTCCTGTCTGACGGTACAGAACAGCCTCCGGATGCACGGCATGTCGGAAGTGAGTCGCCGGTTGGCTTTCATACAGGAAGACATGGAGGCATTGAAAGCCCGCCTTCGCCGGCATAAGAGTTATAATATCATTGTGGTAGACAGCTTCCAGTACACCCGCATGAGTTACCGCGAATACATCACACTGAAAGAGGCATTTCCCGGTAAACTGTTCATCTTCATCAGCCACGCCAGAGGCAAGAACCCGAAAGGCGACGCCGCTGAAAGCGTGATGTACGATGCCTCGCTGAAGATATGGGTCGAGGGCGGGAAAGCCTTCAGCAAGGGGCGGTTTATCGGTGAGACGGGCGAGTACGTCGCTTACCCGAAGCTAGCCGAAGAATACTGGAGTGATAACGGGATAATACCGGGGAACCATGAATAATATTGATCGAACATGAAAATCATACAAATGAAACCCAAACAGGGATACGCGAAGCCCGACAATTACGCCGCTTTCTATGGCCTGTTGAAACAGATGCCGGGAGCGGTCAAGGAAGAGATCGTGCTTCAATTTACGGATGGTCGCACCGACAGCTTGCGTGAAATGTCGCTCCACGAGTATAACAAAGCGATCCGATCGATGGAGAAGCTGGTACGTGGCGAGGAGACCGAAGCCATGTGTATCCTGAAAAGCAAACGGTCCGCCGTACTCCACCAGATGCAACTGTTGGGGATTGATACCGCCGACTGGAAAAAGGTCGATGCCTTTTGCCGTGACAAACGGATCGCCGGTAAGCGGTTTGCCCGGCTGGACAGCGAGGAACTGGACAGGTTACTGGTGAAGATACACACCATCCGCCGGAAACAAAAGAAGGAGGCTTGACGATGGCACGATACATCCCCCTACAAGACAAACTGGATGAGATCGAGGAACAGGGCAAGCGCTTGCGCCGTCGGTTGGATTACCTGAAAGGCGAACGGGATTTCCTGGTCGATATGCTGCTCGCCCGCCCCGTGAAGGACATGGAGGCGCAACGCCGGCTGCTCCGGGAGTGGGACGAGGAAATCGATAAACTGGAGCGGTCCATCGTTTACCTCAGGAATGAGTATAAGAGATATAAAGAGATACAAAACAAACAGATGTGTAACCATTCAAAAACAAAGAAAACATGGAAGCAGTAAAACAAACCGTCGAAATGACACTTGAGGAACAGATCGAATTCGAAGCGTTCAAGGAAGAACAGGCCGCCAAGCGGGCCAAGGAACAGGCCAAACGTGACCGTGAGGCCTACAAGGAGCTGGTGGACGAAACCATCGAAGATGCGATACCGAATCTGCAAGCGGTCAGTGACTGCATCAAGACCGTGAAAAATGGCGTACTGAACGACTTTCGTCGCGTAATTGAAATGAAGTCGGAAGTATTGAAGTTGAAAAAGGACGGCCAACGCTCCGACACCTTCACCAACTCGGCGGGCGACAAGCGTATCACCATCGGCGTTTACACCACCGACGGCTACCGCGACACGGTGGAGGACGGCATCGCCATCGTGAAGGAGTACATTGAGGGGTTGGCCAGCGACGAGAAGACGAAAGCCCTTGTAAAAATGGTGCTCCGCCTCTTGGCCCGTGACGCTAAGGGCACGTTGAAGGCAAGCCGCGTCGTCCAGCTCCGGAAGATCGCCGAGGAGACCGGATCGGAGCGTTTCATGGAAGGCGTCCAGATCATCGAGGAGGCCTACCAGCCGGCCATCAGCAAACAGTTCATCCGGGCCGAGGTCAAGAACGATAACGGGGCATGGATAGCGATACCTTTAGGAATGACGGAGGCATGAGGGTCAAGTCCGTCCCCCTCGCCCCCGGCCGCTGGGTCTACGTCTGCCCCTGCGGCGCGCGTTACCGGGTGAGCCGGGTCGCGAGGGGCGGCGGGCACCACGCCCTCTATTGTTTCCACTGCAAACAACAAACCGGTAAATATTACAAAGTCATGGACGAACGATTGGAATTTGAGGAGAACTTCAACAACAAGCTGAACTGCACCTGCTTCACGATGATCCGGCTCCACCACCCGGTACGGAACGCCATCGGAGCGATCAAGCATATCTACCTGAAAGGCGTATGGAAAGGCGACGCAAAGATCATGTCGTGTTCCACCATCACCCTCGGACAGATCAACAGCACGATGGCGAAGCTCGACACCGGCCTGTTGCCGGACGAATGCCGCCGGTTGATCCGGAACCTCTACAAGAATCGCCCCGGCATCAACTGGGAGACGCAACAGCTGGACTACCTGCTGCTGGAGTATTTGAGGGAATCAAAAGAACCAAGCTTATTTTAATATAGAATATGACAACAACAGAATTTGACAATACAAAATGGACGACCGGTATGGAGGTCGAGATAAACGGGGTCAGATCTGAGCTGATCTCGGTGAACCTTCGTTCCAAGGAGGTGTGCGTTTTATATAACTATATCCGAGCCATCTGGCTACCTTGTAAATGGGTAAATCTCGTGAAGAAGGAAGGAGGCGAATCATGATCATTGCGGTTGATTTTGACGGTACCCTCTGTATGGGCACCTATCCGGAGATCGGGACCCCTAAGCCCTACGCCGTGGAGATCATGAAGAAGTTGAAGGCCGATGGTCATTACCTCATCCTATGGACTTGCCGCCGGGGCGAACGCCTGGAACAGGCCCTGAACTGGCTTCTGGAGCAAGGCATCCCCTTTGACCGCATCAACGCCCACGAGCCGCAGAACCTCGCCCGCTACGGCGATGACACACGCAAGGTCTATGCCCATTGCTACATCGATGACAAACAGGTGGGCGGCCTTCCCCCTTGGCCGGAGATATACGACTGGATCACGGAACAGGAACGAAAATGGAAGGAGGGACAGTTATGAGCTATTTAGATTATACCAGAAAAGATGCCGGCCATGCGTACGAAACGACTATGTGTATAACAAAAGAAGAATGCAAGGTATTGCTTCCTTTCTTCAAAAATGCACATAAAAAAGTTAAGCAAAAGTTGGATAGATACGAGGACATTCATGAAAGTGGAGAAGCAACGGAAAGACAGGAAAATTTGCGAATGAAATACACGGATGAACTTGGAAGTTTAGAGAGTATCTTATCGGATATTGAAATAATTTTAAAACAATGAATTCCGGGATATGATCTAATACCGAAAAAGGATAGAATCGCAAGTATAAATGGAATGGGCAGAAGATTACAAATCATAAACGAATATAAAAACAGAAACAAATGAACAGTTTTTTAAGCAAATTCAAAAGAAAAACAGATCAACCGAATAAGACGGATGAATTGTTACCCAAACGGGAAAAGACGATACCTCCACATATCGTGGTCTGCAAGGTATGCGAAGGTAAAGGGACGAAAGAGGGCGCAACTTGTCCACAGTGCAAAGGATCCGGACGTGTGATCGTATCATGTGAGGTAACAACGTATGTATTGGCATACGTGCCTGAAACGCTGTGTAAAAAGGATAAGGGAGGACGGCTATGATAAAAGCGGAAGAGGCCCGTCGCATTGCGAACGGCAACTCGGTAGAGATCCAGCAACAGTTGACGGTTATTTGCAAGCAGATCGAGCGTGCAGCCAAGGAAGGCCGTTTTCAGGTGGATATCCTGTCCGAGATGTCGGATTCAGGCTTGATATCCCCGATTATGGAGCAATTGGTGGTTTTGGGTTACGATGTGACAAGTTTCAGCTTGAAGGAATTGAGTTTAAAAATTAAATGGTAAGACAATTAAAACCTTATGGTGTATAGGTCAACCGTAGATAGTCATGGATGAAAGATTTTCGGGGGCATTTTTAGGGACAGTGGTTGTATGGGCCATTATGATCGTCGTGTTTGGAGGTTTATATGGTTGTCCCAAATATAATGTTTGGCAACAAGAGATGTCTGGTAAAGCCGAGTTTGCCAAGGCGGAGCAGAACCGGCGTATCAAAATAGAGGAGGCAAAAGCCAACCTAGAAGCCGAGAAACTGAACGCACAAGCAGAGGTTGAACGTGCGAAAGGAGCTGCCGAGGCTATCAAGATCGAGAACGGGAGTATTACACCGGCATACATCCAGTATCTATGGGTCAGACAACAAAGTAATCTGAACGACAAAACGGTGATTTATATCCCGACAGAGACAAACCTACCTGTGTTGGAAGCCACCCGTAGCAAGTAGTGTTAAGGAATAGTCAAACAAAAGTCCGCCTCCCGGTTGGAGAACGATCTCCAGCTGGGAGGCGGCGACACTGTCCAAAATTTGTTCTATAATTTTTGATTCTGTTTTTCGTAGCAATAGTCCATAAAAACAAAAGTATTGTATATTTTCTCTTTTACTGATGGTTCGTCGACAGGCTTGTTGTCTGCTGAAAATAAGCACTCTATACTATGCTTTAGATTAGAAAGGTGTTCTTTATTGTTTATTTCTTCAATCAACTTAAAAGCATAGTCTTGAGAAACGCTATTATTGTAGGGGATATTATACTGTAAACAATAAGTCTCGAAAGATTTTGAATATTGACTGTTTTTTAAATCATTTATCACTATCTGATCAATAACTGTACCTGCCCACTTTTGAGATTCAGCTTTTTCATGAGCCTTTACAAGCCCTTTTCCATAAGGACATTGTACTGCGTACAAAGAACCGTTGGAGGATTTGAAATTTCCCATAATATGGGCAAGAGAACCTTTGGTTAAACATCCTCTAACAGGGAAATTATACAAATTACAAGATTGATTATATAGAAATGAAACTAAAAACAAATTGTATAAGGAATCAATGTTTGAATCTTCTGTCCAATATATAATAGTATCTGATATATTTACACAATTTACTTTAGCCTGAGTAAGATCTGGAATTACAATATTGGGATCAATGGAACTATGTTTCATATTATTAAGAGTAAGAGAAGACTCTATGTCCCGAAAAATATGTCCCATACGTGTGTCTATATGCTTTTCATCATTTTTTTCAATAAACTTTTTGAATCCCAATAAATCGAAATACGTTATGTAAACTTCTTTGCACATAATAATATTGTTTTTAAATTATTAGTCACAAATATAGTAACAACAAGTAAAAAAGCCCAAAAGAGGGTGAAGGTATGCATTCCTTATATTGTTTGTTTTGATTATCTTTGCATTAAATAGGAAGATTCTATGCAACAGCAGTACGAACTGAATTTGGATGTTGAAACAAAAGGCGCAAGCCTTAAGCGCAGACGTACTCGTGCTTCCGCCCAGACGGCCACCGGCAAGACCAGCCGACAGGAGCATGTGTACAGGCGTAACCGGGAGTTGATCGCTCGCTATTATTATTGGACGGAAATACGGCGTAGGCGTTTTGATGACGTGATGCGCATCCTCTCGGAGGAGTTTCATGTAGAGGACCGGACGATCAGCAACGCCCTGCTCGATTTCGGTGACTACCTGGACGGCTTGTTCAAGGGCAAGAAAGATATACGGGAACTAAAAAAGGAATATCCGTATCGTAATTGGGAAAGCTGAAAGCGGGGTGAGAGTAACCCCGCTTTTTTATTGGTATTCCTCAAAGGTGGTGTCGTAGACGAGCGTATATACTTTGATGCCATTCGCTATTATGGAAGGCCGTCCGCTCCGTCGGCTCAGCGGCGAGAATATCTCATCCGCCGTCCATCCTTGTAGGCAATCATGTACCTCGTTGACGACAGAATAACGGTCCAAAGCCTTTTCCCTTACTTTTTCCGGTGCCTTGCTGTATGATTCTCCCTGATAAGGGAAAGCCAACTTTAGCGTGATCCTTATTTTTACGAATTGGCAAAGATCGGTCAGATCCTGGCAATCGGAATACTCGATATCGATCAGGCAGCAGGGAAAATCCACCGCCGGTCGCATTGATCCGGCCATGCTCAATTGTCCCAGGTCTTCATCGATCCAACAGAGAGACGGAGCCTCCTTTTCCAAATGGTCGCATAACGCAATAAAAATATCCTTGTTCATAAACTGTTATTTTAATGTGTCAATATATCCTTCCAGTCGTTTGTGTATCTCTTCCGCCAGTTCGTCCGACCGCCCCATGAATGGACGCGCCGGTATGTTTACTTTCCGGGTATGTTCCCTCACCTCCACATTCCCATATTTGGAGGTATGGCGCACATGGGCGGGCACCTTCACTTCGCCGGTAAACCCCTCGTTCTGCGCTTTGGCATAGTCTACCTTGTCATTGCCGGCGGAGATGGCCACCTTGTCACGCCCGACGTATGCCGGCCGGATACTGTTGAGCAGGTTCCCGCTGTCGATCAGGAGTGACCCGTTCTGGTGCGGTACCTTTGCCGGTGCCCACGGATTCCCGTCAAAAGCCTTCTCGCGGAAACGCTCCTTATAATAGGACGTGGCGGTCTCGGCCACGATCTCGGCAGCGTCATCCAATATCTTGTCCGGCAGGGAGCTCAAATAATTTTCCAATTCGTTGAAATTCATATTGAAATAATTTGTATGTTTGCAATGCTTACGAGAGGTACTGTAAGGCGAGGTATTCCTTTGAGGTAGGTGGAGGGACCATAGCTATCAGGCTCACCAGCATGCACAGGCCTTTCGCGAGAAACCTACTTCTTTTTCCTTAGCAGCAACCCGCTCCTGATCTTTGGATTGCGTACCTCGAACCACGACTTGAAAACCATACGGTTGTTCTCCACCTTGGAAACGCACGCGACCGCCCTTTCCTTATAGTACTTGATCCATATATAATTGGTCAGCTTCGACTCCTTGTTGTCACGGTCCTTGTATTCCTGTCCCAACCAAAGTTCGTCTGGATCGGCCATGATGTCCTGGATGCAGGAGAGGAACGTTGTCCTGAACTCGCGTTTCTTCCGCTTGTTGGATGTATGCGCGTCATAATCCGATTTGCCCATAAACCAAGTCCGGCCATTATGGTCAGTAACGGGAAGCGCCTCCTTCCCATTTATATATTGGCAATGCAGGTTCCACCATGTAGATGCGTCGCCTTCATATACAGGCATTGGGACGGTGCTCTCTCCAATCCTCTTTTTCAACGAGGGAGTCACTCCCCATGTATCCAGGGGGATGTTACCGAGTAACTTTCCCGCCACATCCGGGAATTTGCGTATGTACATCTGGTCCTTGTTGAACACCTCGCTTCTTTTCCCCCTGTTCGTGTCCCAATGCTGCGCTTGGGCCTTTTTCCATTCCGGGGAATCAAAAAACTTCTCGCAACGGGCTTGTTCCGCTTCCAGGTCCACACCAGCCGCCTCATGTCCCATAAGGGGAACCACGTAGCAACGGCATTTCCAACCGTTCGGCGGGAATATCTTGTCCCACCTCGGATCGTTGGCTGGAAGGACCAGACCGTCCAGTTTCCGGTGCTCCTCCCTCACCTTGTCGTCCCCGGCCGTCTTGTACTCCCAATAAGGGAAAAGCCTCGTCTTCCCGACCAGCCGTTGGTAGTTGCTTGCCGACTCGGCGGTCAGTACGGCCGTCTCGTATTCGGTCTGCTGCCACCGCTTGTTGAACACGCCCGTTGTCTGTAAGGCCTTTTTATGGAACTCCTCGAAGCTGCCGCTTTCACGGAAAAGGCTGTTCAGTTCCTGAAGCTCGGCCAGCGTCTTGGCGGCAGAGAAATGAAACACGTTCGTCTCCATGGAGGTAATGAAAGCATCGTCCCGTGCGCCGTAGGTGAAAGTGGTATCGGCAAGCCCCACTACCTTGGCACGACCCTCTCTGACGGCACGTACAAAGTCGTCTGAGAAGAATCCGAACAGTTCTGCGTCGAACAATGTCTTTCCATTTCCGTCCGCTACCCGGTTGATGATCCGGTTCTGCATCGTGTCGTCACTCAAGCGGATGCTGGCTTTGCCACTGGTTGCCCCGGCTTGCGGGGCTCCTGCGAAAAAATCCCATAGGCGGGCATACCAAGCACGGTCTTGATTCTTAATGTCCGGATCCTCTTCCGGCGGCAGTACGAATTGGGGATGCTGCTCTTTCCGGGCAATGGCCTCATCGCCTTCCGGCTGTGGGATGTTGTATTTCTCGTACAGATAGCTCTGTGGGATAGGCAGGATATCGGAGAGTATGACGGTCTCCTGTACGGAAATCTCTTGTGCCTTGTCCAAGAACTTGAACCGACCACCGCCGACCGGATATCCCCGTTTCTCCAGGAGCGGAACGAAATACTTGTTCAACATTCGTTCGACAAACCGTCGGTCCGCCCGGTGCTTCTTTTCTTGTACGGCCATGTGGACCTGTCCCTGCGCGAGCGAGCTGCCGTCCTGTGTGGTCATGGTCTGCCCTAAAATGGTGATCAGAATCTCCTCGTTGCAAGCATTGCGGAAATCGTCATAAAGGGCACCGTTTGCCGAACCGCTGAGTGTCGTCTGCGTGGCCTCCGTCTCCTTGGGGATGACCAGGTAAGGAGCCGATCCGGCCTCCTCAAACGCCTGGATCAACGCCCGGCGGCTCTGTTCGTCCATGCTGCTATATTTCCCGATACGCTGGGGCATACCGAAAAGCTCGACAAACTGCGCCCAGTCGCCGAAGCCTCCCCGCTTGTAGATGACAAAGGGGGAGGCACGCAGGAGGATACCGAAATCATCGTCTCCTCCGAACTGGATGATCAGGTCGTTGTCCGCGTAGGGTATCCCGTGCTCATCCTCTTCCCGGATGGCCACCTCCTTGGTCTTCGTCCGGATATGCTTACGAGGGATGGAATTGAAACTGAATCCGTCTATAAACAGGCATTCGACCAGCGACACCCCCCAGAAACGAGAGAGCATGATTTCCCGTAAGAGTGACTCGAACTCCGGCGTGTCCATGAGCGCGTCCATCTCATCGATCCGTTTGCCGTCGATGGTAAAGGCGAGATCCGCGTCCGTCACCGCGTCGATGCGTTTGTCGATGGCGTCCGACAGGTAACCGTCGATCAGGAGGTCGGTAAACAGGTCGTACAGTTTCGTCCGGTTCCCTAAGTCCGCCAGCCGGAGGGCGCTTCGCCAAGAACCGATGTCGTTCACGCCCCGGTGAATGGGGCGGACCAATATTTCAGTATAGACCGGCCGTTGTCTAGTCTCGACCGAATCTGCGCCTTTTACGGCCACTTTGTTTTTTTTCTTTGCCATGAATCGTCTTTTTATTTTCGTTTGATTGTTCGGCCGTTTAAACAGCGTTCTAACGGTCTTTTAAAAATGTTGGCACCGCTTTGGATTGCTTCCATACGCAATAGGGCCGATCGGGGTGTTGCTTCCCGTTTCTTCTTCTGTTTCTCGATCGGGCAGGTCGGGCGAGACATCGCCCCGCTGGACAGCCTTCAACCAATCGATAGCCCTCTCGTAGCGGTCTTGCCGGAACTGAAGTTCCGTCCCGGCATTGCACAGGTTGATGAGATGCCAAATGGCGATATCCTTGACGAAGATCAATAGCAACTGATTTCGCTTGCTTCCTGAAGCGGAGAAAATACGTGTGCAGTCGAAACGTGTCAGGTAGCCTTTCGCCTCGGCTATCGCCGCGTCGATGGCGGCTTCCGCTATGGTAGCGTCCCCTCGCGTGATGGTCTCGACCAGTTCGTCATGCAGATGGGTGTTTAATTCCTGTATTGTCAAAAATGCCATGATTTGATGTATGTTTTGGGAGTTAATATCTTTTCCTGTTCCTGTGGCGTGTTCCGACGGTACAACTTCCCGCCTTGACCGCCATTGCCTTTTGCTGGCAGATGAAGAACCCTCCCTCTATCGTGTCGGGGCCGTCGGCCGGTGCCGGTAGCCCGTCATCAAAAAGGAGGAACTGTTCCTCCAGGCGTGCCATGTTGGGGTTGTCCTTCTCGGCGACGTTCAGGATCATGCGTCCCGCCCGGTTCAGGGGTTCCAGGTTTCCCTCGATACGTGCGAACTTGTCCGGTTTGTTCCGGAGGTCGGGCGATATGGGGACGATGTATCCGGTCTCTTCCCATTTCTTTTGGAAAAGCGGGACAAATACCTGCTCGTAGAAGGGATCCTGTAGCTTGTTGTTCTCGATGGAGTTGTAGACCTGTGTTCGATCGGCTACATAGTCGTGCATATAATAATACCAATTGACGAACTCCTCGTTCTTCACGTGGTCCAGGTAGCCGGTGATGACATACAGGTTCCCGTCCAGAACGCCCATCAGGAAGTTGGCCTTGTAAGAGCCGAGCTTCTTTACCCCCTTTTTGTTGGACACCTTGTTTGACGGGGCGGGGTCACCGTAGCTGACCAGGAACGGGAACTTGTGGAGCGGCGGTACCGGTCCCCATTTGATCTCCTTGAAATAGCAGCCTTCCGTCACCGGATTGTTGAAACATTCCTTTTGCGCGCTGGCGGCACTCACCTGTGCAAGGACATCGTCGATCGTCTCCTCATCGTTCTTCTCCGGCCAGACGGAGGTCCCGTAGGCGAAATCGTTCTTGGGATCTGGGTGATTGATGTCCACCATGCGCAGGTTGATGATGTCCCAGTTCCCGATCGGGTTCTCCCGACGGGATAGCTCGAGTGCCTTCTTACCGGCCCGTGCCACACAGCAGTCCTTGGCGATGATGTTCCCACAAAAGATCGTGAGCAGGGGTTCCGAGAAGGAACGGGTGAAATACAACGCCTGTTCGAACCAGTTCCACTTGTCGTTCACGATCTCCGGATTACGGCACTCCTCGTCGGTGTCGTAATCATCCACGAGGATCGTGTCCGGACGTACCTCCTCGATCTTTACGCCACGTGGACTTTGCCGTGCACCGACCGCCATGAAGGAGGCTCCCCCCTTGGTGATGAAGTTGTCTTCCGTCCATTTAAATCCTTTTTGATCCCCGTAATAAAACTGGATGCGCTGATTGGCCTCCAGTTGCGCCCGGTAATGGGCAAGCAGCTTGATCGCGTTGTCGAGGCTGTTGGAACAGAGGATGATGTTCCGTTTCTTCCCGGTCAGTACAAGGAAGAGGACAACGAACATGACGACCGTGCTCTTGGCCAGCTCGCGTGCCCAAGACAAGACCTCGTACCAGTTCTTGGGACTATAGATCAACCGTTTTATGGCCTTTTTATGGAAGGAGGCAAATTCATATTTGGCATAGTTCGGAAACATCTCCTTGATCCAGAGCAACGGATGTTTCTCCAGATAGGTCAACCGCTTTTGCCTCTCCTCGTAGGGCATATCCAGATCGACCGCCGTATCCTTGCGGATGGACTTCAGGTAGGCGTCCCAATCTTCGAGTGCCTGCTTGTCTATGGTTTTAAGTGGTTTCATTTAAGCCTGTCCTTTATATATGCGTCAAAATGAAAGCTGAGTTCCTTTGCCTTGTCCGTGTCCGTCTTGCGTATCCAGTCGAGGATGCCCTTGGATACGCTGATGATGTCGGCGATCCCGGTCTCCTTTTCCATTTTCTCGATTGCGGCGGCCAGTTTGTTGATCGTGTCGGCCTCCTTGGAGGTAGCGAACCGTTCCCCCTCCTCACGACTGGCGATGGCCTTGTTGATTTCAGCTACTTGCCGGTAGAGGTTGGCCAGCTGTTCCTCGCGTGTCAGGCTGACAGAAGTCTTTAGTTCCTCCCATTTTTCCGTTTTCACCCATTTGCAAAGCGTCTGTTTGCTGACCCCGACACGTTCGGCCACTTCCACCTGTGTCAGGTGTTCTTTCAGGTAGAGCATCTTTGCCCATTCCTTTTTTTGCTTTATGCTTAAACCCATACTCATCTATATTTTGCTGATTCGCACCCTCAAAAGTACGTGTGATTTTCCGGATGAAATAATCACAAAGTGCTACGATACAAGTAGATGCAAACAAACTTCTTATTGGACGTAACCGTTACAATGTGATTTTTTCAGTTCGTTTTTATCCCGCAACTTTGGGGTGAAAAAGCAAAAAAACGATGCCGAAAAAGACATTCATATTACACGATGAGACCGTCAATACGCAAGGATTCCGCATGCTGACATCCGGAGCCGACCTGTCCGTATTCGAGAACAACCCGGTCATGCTGCTCAACCATGACGACTGGGATCTTCCGATAGGCCGATGGGAGAACATCCGTATCGAGGGAACCCGGATCCTTGCCGATGCCGTGTTTGACGAGGATGACGAAAGGGCCGCCGCTGTCATGGGCAAAGTGGAGCGCGGGTTCCTGAAGGCCGCCAGTATAGGCGCGTGGCCGGGAAAGAGTTCGGATGACCCGTCGTTGATGTTGTCCGGACAGACCTATCCAACCATGGTCACATGGAAAGCGCGTGAGGCCTCTATCTGTACCATAGGAAGCAATCACAACGCGCTGGCCTTATATGACAAGGAAAACAAGCGGATGGACTTGAACGACAAAGGCACATTGATCAAACTGTTCGATACCACTTCCGGTATCCATGTATCACATAAAAATGAAACGCAAATGACAATTTTAACAGGTTTATTGAAACTGTCGGACAATGCGAGCGAACAGGCCATTGCCGACGAGGTCCGGAAAATTATCCGGCTCCGTGACGAGCTCCATGCGGAGAACGCCACGCTGAAAACAGAGAAAGAGGCGTTGTCCTCCAAAGTGCAAGCCTTCGAGAAAAAGGAAAGGGATGAGCGCAAGGCTTCCGCGGTCGCCTTGGTGGACAAAGCGATCAAGGAAGGTCGTCTGGACGCTAAGGGCAAGGATGCCTGGATCGGTATGTTCGACTCCGACTTTGAGCGTGCCAAGGCACAGCTTGATGCGATCCCGCCACGTGCCAGCGTGACGAAGCAGATACAGACCTCTTCTCCGGGCGGTACGGGTAGCGTGAAACTCGCCGACATGACCTTCTCCGAAATCGTCAAGGCGGACCGCCTGAAAGAATTGAAAAAAGACGGGGAGCTCTACAAACAGAAGTTTTTCGAGGCATACGGCAAATACCCTGCCTGAAAACAAGTATAAACCCTATAAAACAAACGATCGAGAATGAAAACGAAATTTATTATTTCATTGATTACGGCATTGTTGTTCAATGCCCTGACAAGCGGAGCCTTCGCCTCCTGCTTGGAAGTCAGCCACGGGGCGATGTTCGCCGTACAGACGGGGCTGTCCCTGATCCCTCTGAACCTGTCCGGATGCCTCGCTGAAGGACTGAACCGCGAGATCTGGATTCCTGAGATCATCGAAAAGTTTTACCCCTCGGACTCGTTCCTCACGCATTCGAAGAGCCTGGACGCTTGGGTGGATAACAACAAGTTGAATTTGCAGGAGGCCGGCGTGGATCCGGAGGTGTATATCGACAACGAGCTGTATCCGATTCCTATCGTGACGCGTACCGACATTCCGCACGAGATCATGCTGAAGCGTTTCGATACCGAGAACACGGTACATATCAACGCTATCGAGATCGAGGAGTCCGCGGAAAAACGCCAAAGCGTGACCGAGGGGCACCGCAATTCACTTCGGCAGAAGTTTGCCCGTCTGGCCGCCTTCAATTGGGCACCGGCAGGGAACGGCGATTTCACCCCGGTGAAAGCCGCTACCGGGGCAAAGAACGCCCGTGGCTACAAAGCCATGACCTACGAGATGGTAATGGATATGGAACTGGCTTTCGATGAGCTGGAAGTACCGACCGAAGGTCGTATCTTGATCCTTAACCCGCTACATGCTATGGACCTTAGAATGCAGGACTTGAACATGTATAAGGCATTCTATAACGAGAACAAATTGTTCTCCTTTACCGTAGTCCGTTCGTCCCTTACTCCGAGGTACAACGGTACGACAGGCCAGAAAGCCCCTTGGAATGCGGCGGTAGCGGCAACGGACGCTCCTTCCTCGCTTTTCTATTACAAGGAGGCCGTGGCCCGTGCCCGTGGTACGGTAGATATGTATTACCGCCTGAACGATCCTGAATACCGTGGTGACGTGGTCGGCTTCAATATGCGTGGTGTCGCCACTCCGGTAACCGGCAAATATTTAGGAGCCATCTATTCGCCGAAGGCATAATGTTTCACATTCAAAAACAGATACGACAATGAGTTACGTCAATATGAAATCGCGTAGGAGCTTCGATTTCTACGCCCCTTACAACGAGGAAGGCGAACGCCTTGTGACAGTACCGTTCCCGGTAGTTGTAGAACGGAAGGTCGAGGAGAGCGGCATCGTGCATGATGCCAATCCGGCATTGGTTACTGTCGCTCCGGCAGCCGCAGAAACCATTGAGGTGGAAACGAAGGTTCAAGCAGGGTCGCTCCTGATTGTCCGCAATGAAGGAACAGCCGTCGCTACTGTCGGCGGTGCGAACTGTGCTGCCTCCAAGGTGACTACCCTGATGTGGGACGGGAATGCGTATGCGGAACTGGCAACTTCCGGCATAGGATAATTTGTCATGGCACGACTCAAGTTATTGGTCATCCACTGCACCGCCACCCCTCCCGGCCGCGAAGTATCGGCGGACGACATCCGCCGTTGGCACACGGCCCCGCCCAATGAAGGCGGCCGCGGCTGGAAGCAGGTGGGCTATACCGACATGGTCCACCTGGACGGGACGGTGGAACGGCTGGTGGCCAACAACGAGGACGACACGGTCGATCCCTGGGAGATTACCAATGGGGCAAAAGGGCATAACCGGACAGCCCGGCACATTGTCTATGTCGGCGGCGTCGCCTCCGACGGCAAGACTCCCAAGGACACCCGGACGGCGGCGCAGCGGGAAGCCCTCGCAGCTTACGTGAGGGACTTCCACCGCCGCTTCCCCTCGGTCCGCATTGTCGGGCACAACGAACTGGCAGCAAAAGCCTGCCCGTCGTTTGATGTGCAGAAGTGGCTGAAGGAGCTGACAATGGATAGTTAACAGTGGACAGTTAAATCATAAATCATAATTCGTAACCACATGGAATGGAACACGCTCTTGGCCATGATTGGATCCGGCGGACTGGTCGGGTTGGTGAACTGGCTGATCAACCTGAAGGTGAGCCGCCAGAAAGCCCGGATGGACAAGGATGACGTGTCCCGGCACATGGCGGCCCGCGATAACGAGACGATCATTGAGCTATATGACAAGAACAGGGACATACTGGAGCGGTTGGCGGCATTGGAGGAGGCACTGTACAAGCTGGTGCGTTGCAAGCATTATGACACTTGCCCCGCTCGTAACAAGTTGCAAGAGTACAAGGAAAGTTACCGCTACCAACGTAATCGACAATCTCCTATGGAGCAGAAGGGGGTACGTTACCCCCGTGACAATCCCGTTAAGCCGGGCGACGCTCCGGATTCCGCTGGACAGCCTCCGTAGGCTCCCCGGCGGGGCCATCTATCAAGAGCGGGACGGACGGGCGACGGTTTCGGCCACGGTGAAGGACGGGACGCTGGTCGTCCATGCCGAATGCGACAGCCTCCAGCAGCTGGTCTATGAGCTGGAGGAGCGACTGTCCGCCCAACGGGAACAAGCCTCCACGAGGAAAGAGATAAAAGTCCCATCGCCCACGCCCGTTCGAACACGCCTCAAATGGTATTCGAGCGGCGTTCTGACAGGACTTATCGCCGCCCTCCTCTGGACACGTAGAAAACGAAAAAAGGGAAACCATCCCCCATAACTCATAATTCATAACTCATAATTCAAAAGATCATGGCAGAAAACAAGACAAGATCCATAGGCCTGAAAGTCGCCCAGTTCGGTGACGTGAACCCGGCCGGAGGTATGCCCGACACGATGAAACAGTTGGCACGTACCATGAAAGGGACGGCCTCCTTCACCACCGAGGCCGATACGACCACCGATTTTTACTGCGAGGAGGAGCCCGCCGCCCCGGTGGAGAGCATCGGGAACGAGCCGGGATTGAAGCAGATCAAGCTGAACTTCCTGGAATGGGACAACGACACCTTGAAGGAGACCTTCGGCGGTACGGTATCGGAGCCCGAGGACGTGACCATCGACGGGAAGACCTACAACGTGACGAAATACCAAGCCCCCCGTGACATCGTGACGGTGCGGAAGGCCGTGCGGGCGATCTCCCTGCACGGCGTGGTGATCGAGATCCCGAACGCGCAGGTGACCGCCCGGTTCGTATGGAACCTGACCCGCACCGACATCGCCCAGATCGAGGTGACGGCGAAGGCGCTGGCCCCGATCGGAGAGAACGAGGGGCCGTACGCCATCTATAAGTTGGGCGAACCTAAAGCGTAAGCCCGTATGGAGAAGCGAACCATCGAATCCCACGCCGCCGACGCCCTGCTGGATCGGCGGCTGACCGTCAACCTCCCGGCCCCGTGGTTGCTCCGGAAGTCGGGGAAGAAGACGATCCGTTACGGTGTCCCCTTCCCGAAGGCGCAGACCCTTTGCCGGATGGCGGCGATCTTCTGTAGGATGGATCTCGACCTGAAGGAACTGAGGGCGGGCGATCTCGGCACGACCTTGGAATGTATCGCCCGCAACGGCAAACGGGTCTCCCGGGTGATCGCCGAGGGGATGGTGGGCGAAAGTGTCTTCTCCCAGCTGTTGGTCCGACCGCTGGCGTGGTACCTCCGTTGCCACATGACGATGCGGGGGATGGCGGAATTGGCGCAGGTGATCCTGCTCTTGGCCTCCCCGGAGGGTTTTATGAACATTATCTCCTCGCTCGCCACGATGAACCTGATGGCGCCGACGACGGAGAGCCAACCGAGGAAAGGGAGTTAAGGGAGGAATACGAGCCTCCCCATAGCCCGTTCGGACGTATCTACGCGCTGATCGCCTCCGGAGCGTTCACCTACGACGAGGTGATGCGAAGGATCCCCTGGTGCGTCATCCTCACGATGATCAACGACCAAGGACGGATGCGCAAGAAGAGAGATAAAGAGGAAATGCTTGAGACGGAAGAGGAGGAATTAGCCTTCTTCGGACTCTCCTAATTCAAAATTCATAATTCAACAGTTCATGGCAGACGAACCTTTATACGTGACGTTCGAGTTCCGCGGCAACCTCGCCGAGGAGGTCGATCGGGTGAAGTTAGGGATAGCGGGCTTGCGCAACGAGTCCGCACGGACCTACCAGCGCCTGATCGCCGACAGCGACGAGGCGTTCGCCTCCATGAGCAAGGGCAACCAGCGGCTGGCCGTCAGCATCCAAGAGGACATCAACAGCCTCCGCCAGCTTGATGCGGCTAATAAGGCTTTGGACGAGGGGTTCGCCTGCGGTACGGTCACGACCCTCCAGTACGCCGAGGGCAAGGCGAAGCTCGCCATCCAGGAAACAGATCTCCGTACCGGAATCCAAGAAAACATCAAGGTACTCAAGGAGTCCATCAAGCAGGAACGGCTGGCCGAGGGGAGCATCGAATCCCTCCACGCTTCCCTCCGGAAGATGGAGGAGGCGTGGCGCAAGATGTCCGCCGCCGAACGGGAATCGGCCGCCGGACAGGAGTTGCAAGAAAAAATACGATCCCTAAAAGAAGAGCTTTCCGGGCTGGAGAGTGACGCCGGTGGCGCTACCTCCGGCTTGAGACAGTTCCAGACCCAACTGGAGTCCGTTCCCGGCCCGCTCGGCCAAACCGCGGCGGCCATCGGGAAAGTGACCAAGGCGGCTCTCGCCTTTATCGCCACCCCGCTTGGCATGGCACTCGCCGCCATCGCCGCCGGCCTGGCCGCCGTAAACAGCTGGTTCCACCGTACCGAGGAGGGCGAGAACGCGTTGGCGGTCGCCACGGCGGCGTTCAACCAAGTGCTTGGCAGTCTGCTGGACGTTGTGGACAAGGTGGGCGAATGGCTCTACAAGGCCTTTACCGAACCGAAGAAGGCACTATCTGATCTGGCCGATTTCCTCTCCGGGCAACTGATGAACCGCCTCCGTGCCATCGGCAAGGCGGGCGAGGCGGTCTGGAAGATATTGACGGGTGATCTCAAGGGAGGGATCGCCGACTTTTCCAATGCCTGGGCGCAGGGCCTGACCGGTATCGAGGATGCCGGACGGAAGGCCTCTGCGTGGATGGCCGATACCAATGAGAAGATCAAGGAGTCGGTCGAGTTGCGGAAACGCAGGAACGCCCTCGACGTGGCCGAACGGGACCTCTTGGTGGAACGCAGCCGCATGGAGGCCCGTATCGGTGAGCTTAGAGATAAGGCCTACGACATGAGCCTCCCAGAGGCGGAACGCTCCAAGGCGTTGAAGGAGGCGATCCGCTTGACCGATGATCTGTTCGCCAAGGAACAGGCGATCGCCCGCGAGAAATACGAGATCACCAAGGCGCAGAACGCGCTGGCCAACTCCAACAAGGCCGACCTCCGCGCCGAGGCGGAAGCTCTCGCCGAGGTGAACCGCCTGGAGGCGCAACGTTATGCCTCCCGCCGCATGATGCTCCGGCAGAGCAACACATTAGAAGGGAAAGCATCCAAAGGATCCAAGGAAGAGGATGGTCCGCTCGGTTCCATCCGTTATTACGAAAAGGTGATCGCCAAACTGAAAGAGGCACACGCCCTGGCCGCCGATGACAAAACTCGCGACAAACTGAATGCTGAGATCGAACGGAACGTCAAGGAACTGGAGCGTATCTCCGAACGGGTGGGAAAAGTCGCGCTTGAATCATCCAAAGGGCTGTTGGAAGATGTGATGGATGGTCTCACCCGCAAGCAAAGGGAACTGGAAGCCGAAGCCCAAAGGCGGGCAGAAATGTTGGGTAAACTCGACACCTCCGACCTTGACCGGCTACGCCAAAAGATCGAACAGACTACCAACCAAACGAAGGAGGCCCGCGAGGGAATCTTAGGTTTGCTGGACGCCTGGAAGACATTGTCTGATTCGGACAAAGCTCCTGCCATTGCGGACGAATGTTTCATGATCGCCGATGCTCTTTCGTTGGCAGCGGAGACGGCAGAACTGTTCGAAGGGACATTGGGAAGCACGCTTTCCACGGTTTCCGATCTGGTAGCAGGCGTGGGTGATATCGCCGCCGGTACCGGACGTGCCCTTTCGGGCGACCTGATCGGTGGTGCCACCGGCATTCTTTCCGGTGTGACCGGCATTATCGGCTCGTTCAAGAAGCGGACGGAGGAAAACAAGCGGATCCTTGCCGAATACCGGCAGGGCCTCTTGGAAACCGAGATGAAGGAGCTGGAGTACAACGCCATCCTGCGCGAACGCCTCCGCATCCAACAGCAGATCGGCGAAACCTCCCTGAAATACTTCGACCGGCTGAAGACGGAACTGTCCGGGCAAGCCACCGACATCGCCGCCGAATACGACAAGGTCTGGGCAAAGCTGATGGGTGAAGAGTATATCTCCGGAACTCACTACAAGCACGGCACCTGGTTCCGCAAAGCGAAGACATGGAACGATTACAGTTCGCTGGCCGGAAAGAGTTATGAGGAGATCGAATCACTCTATACTGAGGATAAACTGACCGAAGCGGCCCGAACGCTTTTCGAACAGCTCAAAAAGTTGAAGGAAGAAGGCGAGGAAGTCTCCGGTATGATGGACGACCTGAACGAAGAGATGAAGGATGCCTTCACGGGTACCACCGTCGATTCGATCACCGACAGCATCATCCGTGGCTTCGCCGAGGGCAAACGCTCCGCCAAGGACTTTGCCGACGACTTCCAGCAGATGCTGAACAACGCCGTCCTGCAAGGCATCAAGATGAAGGCCTTGGAAGAGCCTTTAAGGAAATGGTACGAATCATTCGCCCAGGCGAGCGGTGCCGGCCTGACGGAAAGCGGCATCGCCGACCTGAAAGCGCAATACGACCAGATCATCGAGAACGCTGCCAAGCAGTTGGAGGATATGGAGAAGATAACAGGGAGTAAAATAGATACAGTCTTCTCGCAACAAGCGAAGGCCGGCGCTTATACAGTCGCCAGCCAGGATTCCATCAACGAGACTAACGGACGGCTTATCTCTATCCAGGTCAATATTGCCGAGGTAAAAGAATGCGCCTTCGATATGCGCACGATATTGAACAAAGGGCTTGAGCATTTGGAGGAAATCGCTAAAAATACATCTTATTGCAGGCGATTGGAGCGTATTGATAAAACGTTATTGGAAATATTAAGAAGCGGATTAAGGACAAAATAAGATGAGAACCGGGAAACTATACATAAACAATCTAGACGCTTATACGGAATATGGCGTATTCCTAGCAAAGGACCGTGGCGGGAAGTATGACAACATCTCAGAGCTCATGACACCACCTCCCGCCAAGAAGCATACCACAGTGGATTACAGGGAACGGGATGGTGAGGAAGTGGATGTGGTAGACGTACGGTTTGAAGCTCGTGATGTATCCCTCCGCTTTGCTATGATTGTAGATGGAGAACATGAGTTTCGGGCGAAATACAAGAACTTTATCGATGTCCTGAAATCCGGCATGATCAACATGAGGGTCACTGAAACCGGGAAAACATATAAGTTCTATTATCAGAGCTGCCCGGGCATGGTGATGAAAACACGGCTCAAGACAACCGGCAGACTGGCCGCCATGTGGACTGTCAAGTTCAGGGAGCCCAAGCCGGAATTTTAACAGCGTTAGAATACGATTTGAATGGAATTGGAAATATATGACAAATCCGGGAATCTCCGGGCCGCAATATGTCCGGATGATAATTCTACCCAACAAAAAACTGTAATGGGTGAGAATGTCCTAAACATATCCTTCACGGCTTGGGAGGCTATCCCTTTCGACGCACACGACTATGTGGATTTCGAGGGAGAGCGCTATACGCTTCCGTCCGTGCCGTGCCCTGCCCAAGCCAGCACGCTTGAGTACGAATACTCCTTACAATTCCAAGGCGTCGAGAGCGAGCTGTCGAAAGCGCTCTGTTTCCTGCTGGCCGATGGCGGGATGGATTCGGATTTTTCATTGACAGACAGTCCGGCAGCCCACCTTCAACTGGTTGTGGACAACATCAACCGTATCAAAGAGACCACCTCCTGGAAAATCGGAAGTGTGATAGCCGCCGACTACAAGGCTATCACGTATGATGGCATAGACTGCCTGACGGCCCTGAACAGAATTGCTGAAACGTTCGAGACCGAATGGTGGATTGTCGGGACGACCATCTATCTGAGCAAATGCGAGCGTGGAGAGCCGTTGGAGCTGGGCTATGCCGCCGACGGGACCGCCGTGGGCGGACTGCTCAACCTCTCCAAAAGAGAGGAGGAGAACGAGAGGTTCTTCACCCGGCTTTACGCCAAGGGCAGCACCCGTAATATCGACCGGACCAAATACGGGTCCGACTATCTCCGTCTTCCCTCCCCGTTGAAATACCTTGAGAGGAACACGGAATATGGCATCGTTGAGCGGGAAGTGATCTTTGACGAGGTCTATCCCCGCAGGGTCGGCGCATTGTCCGGCGTACGCTCCATCGAGCGGGAGTCGGAGGACAGGACGATCCGTATATATTACGTGACAGACAAGGACATGCCCTTTGACCCGAACGACTATGAGATAGCCGGGCTGGTCAAGCATATTGTGTTCCAGACGGGAGAGCTTTCAGGATATGACTTTGAGGTCAATTACGACTCATCCGCCGGCGAGTTCGAACTGATCAACCAATATCCAAACGGTGACATACAGATTCCTGACGGTGTCATGGTTCCGAAAGTTGGGGACACATATGTCCTTTACAACATCCGGATGCCGGACGAGTATTACACGCTGGCCGAAAACGAGCTGAAGGAAACATCCGAGGCATATCTGGAAAAACATAGCGTTGACAGTTCCGTATATAGTGGTGACAGTGATCCGATCATACTGAAGGAGCGCGAGGTCGCCATCCTGCTCGGACAACGTGTCCGGCTGCACAATCCCGTGTTTTTCAAATCCGGGCATAAGGACAGCCGGATTACCGGCTTTACCCGCAACGTGGGTAACCCTTATGACGTGAGGGTGGACATATCCGACACGGTCACCACCTCCTGGCGGGAATCCATCGAGCGAAAGATGGACTCGTTCCTGCCCATGCTCAGCCAGGCGGGGGGAGCGGTCAATATCATCAAGAGCGGCGACGACACGGTACCGACCGACAACAACGTATTCTCGGCGCTCCGGGCGATATCCACTTTCCTTCGCAAGGACCGTCCGGACCAGACCAAGCACCTGATAAAGTTCCTCGGCGGCCTTATCTCCGACAACATCGAGTCGCAAGACTTCGCGGCCGGGCCGTTCGGTACCGGGTTCGTGGTGAAAAGAGACCCGAAGACCGGCAAGTCGTACATCGAGGCCGACGAGATCTATATCCGCCTGAAAGCCTATTTCGACACGCTGGAGATCAAACATCTCGCGCATGTAGGCGGGCGCATCGTCCTGTCACCGGCGAGCATGGAATGTATCAAGGTCGAAGAAGTATCCGCGGAGAACGAAAAGGTATATGACAGTACCGGCGAACAGGTGTACGACTCCCTGAATGATGAAGTGCTGGCCCCTAAACCGGGAGGCGAAAAAGCGTACCGTTGTTATTTCAAGCAGACGGACGGGGAGAGGGAGATCATGAACGAGTTCGCCGTGGATGACCTCGCGCAGTGCCGGGAGTTCAACGTGAAAACAGGCATGTCGCACAATGTCAGCAATCAATACTATTGGCGCAGGGTATTATATGTGGGAGAGGATTATATAGACCTGTCCATCACGGATCGCGATACCGGCAGCATGGCTCCGAAAGCCGGAGATACGATCGTCACGGTCGGGAACAAGACGAATAAAAGCCGACAGAACGTGGTGTTCTTCTCCTCGTATGATGAAGACGCCCCGTGCGTCAAGTTGTATTCCGGCGTTGACTCCTATTCGATGCTAAACAAGGAGGTTACGGTGATTTCTCCCAATGCCGACAAGAACGTGTTCACCGGCAAGATGATCATCAAGCCGGGTTCGACCGGATTCGGGAACCTCGCGGACGCGCCCAATATGGATGAGATCAACGGAGCTATCGCGGACGCTAAAGACGCGGCCGAGAATGCGAAAGATGCTGCCGAAGGCGTGCAGGAGTCCATGTCTGACTTGAAAGGATATGTGGACGGGGCCTTTTCCGACGGTATTGTCTCTGAAGCGGAAGCCAAGGCGATTGAAAAGTACTTGAATATCGTAAACAACGAGAAGTTGTCCGCAGAGTCGGTATTCAACAAATTATATGCCAACCCTTACCTTGAGGGATCGGCAAAGGTGTCGTTGTCAAACGCGCGTTCGGCCTTGTTGTCATCTATAACGGCCTTGTCAAACTCTATCGAGACGGCTATCGGAGATGGAAAGGCCACCCTTGCGGAAAAGCAGGATGTAGATACGAAATACGCTGATTTTAATACTAAGCTGTCTGCTTTTCGCTCGGCGGTCGAGACGGCGAACAAGTCTATACAAGACAAACTCAAGTCTTATTCCGACAACGCGCAGAAAGCGGCTGACGAGGCTAATAATTCGGCGTCTTCCGCCATGGAGGACGCGAGCGAGGCGAAACAGGCGGTATCAGACCTGAACAAGTACGTGGACGGGGCTTTTTCCGATGGCATTATCTCTGAGGCGGAAGCCAAAGCGATCGAGAAATACCTGAACACGGTGAACCAGTCAAGGAGGGAGATGGACGCGACTTACGCGTCGTTGTACGTGAACCCGTTCCTTTCCGGCGCACCAAAGAGCGCCTTGTACGCCGCAAAAAACAGTCTCAACACCGCCACCGCCAACCTGACCGCGGCGATCCAGTCCGCCATCTCGGACGGTAAGACCACGGTAACCGAGAAGGAGATCGTAGACAGCAAGTTCTCCGCGTTCAACAACGCCTGCGCGTCGCTCGCAACGGCCATCGAGAACGCCAATAAGGCGATCCAGCGGAAAATCAAGGAGGAGGCGGTGAGCGAGTCAAGATCCGAGGCCTCCAGCGAGATAGGAAAGGTCTCGCAAGCGGATAGGGACAACATCGCCAGGATGCTCGGATATAAGGATTACGAGGAGCTTGTCTATTACGCGGAGCGGGGTATGACATTGATTAACGGGGGTACGATCAATACCTCCCTCGTCAACGCGGAGCTTATGATAACGTCCGCGCTTATAGCGAACGCCATCAAGACGAACACGTTGAACGTGAACGACCGGTTCAAGATATACACGGACGGGTCGGTGGAGATGAGCGGCATCCTGCACTCCCTGGGCCGGAACACGGAGCTCGTCGTGTCGGACGGCTATGTCAGGATCATGTACAAGGGCGGTGACGTGGCCAAATTGTCGGTGAACGAGAATACCGGCATGCCGGAGCTATCATTGTATAACGGGAGCCGGTCCTGTATCGTCACGGCCGAGAAAATAATGCTCTCCACCGGGTCCGGCAATACGAGCTTCCTGACGATGGACGCGTCCGTGCTGGGGTATGGGACCATCAAGAAAAAAACGGACGGGACGCTGTACCTTGCCAACAACGAGTATGAGATGATAACGGTCGGTATCAGTGCGAGCCCCACGTACGGCGGCACGACGATACCGTCCCCGTCCCCGATGCACATGGTCATGAGGGGGGAATCCGAGACCGTCGAGGCGGTACCGGCCGAGGGTTACGAGTTCGACCGATGGTCCGACGGCGGTTCCCGGAAACATACGGTCACGTGGAGCTCCGCCGGGCAGAGCCTCGTGGCCTATTTTACCCGGATCCAAGTGACAAGGTACACGTTGTCGCTATCGGCCAGCCCATCCAATGGCGGCTCCGTCTCCGGGTCGGGAGGTTACGACGCCGGATCCAAGGCGACGGTATCGTGCGCCGCGGCCAGCGGATGGCGTTTCGTCCGGTGGTCTGACGGCGGCTACCAGACGCATTCGGTCACGATGGACGGGAACAAGAGCCTCACCGCCTATTTCGAGCGGTACACCGTCACGGGGGACGAGATATTCTCCGGCGTGGCCTTGACGAGCGGTTCTTATTGGAACGCCTACGGCGACGCATCCGTGGTGTCCGTGGGCGGTGGGACGGCATCCGTCAGGTTCAACGGCTGGTCCGGAGAATCCAGCTACGCGATGTTCAACCGGGGCTACATGGGCGGCAAGCTGGAGCAGGGCCACAAGTACAGGATAACCCTCTCCATGAAGGCCTCCATCTCCAGCGCGTCACTGATAGGGTTCATCGGATCGTCGTTCGCGGATTACGTATCGGAGGACGTTCTTTTCTATGGCTCGTACAATGGCGGGGAATTATCAGCCTCTTACAAGATCCTGACCGCCGAGTTCACGGCGAGAAGGGACAGCACGGCCAGCGACGGATTCATATTCGTCACGGCCGAGGGCTGCACGGTAAGTGTCAACAGCATTTCATTAAAGGAAGTATAACATGAAAAAGATTCTAATGGCTTTGTGCGCGATCCTCACCGGATGCGCGGATTATATCCCGGATCGACCCCTCCCGGCGGCGAGGGACCTTCCGGAGGGGAGCGGGATCACGATCTCGATCTCGACGGATACCGTATCCGAGGAATACGGGTATGAGTTCGTAACCGGAGAGACAGGAGGCCGCCATGGGGTACGGGAATGACAACGTGTCGATAACCGGCACGGAGATGAAGTTCGCCCTGAGCCTCGAGCTGCCGGGCGGGCTGACGATGGACGAAGTGGGGTTCGAGGCCCTGTTCTACGTCTATTCCAACCGGACGGTGACGATCCCCAAATCCGGGATGACCCGGATTGACGGTGACACCTATGTTGTCACGCTGGATACCTCCCTGATCGGGGGAGGCCGGATCAAGTGCCAAGTGCGGGTGGAGATCCCGGACGCGAACATGGCGGACGGCGTACGGACGGAGATAATAGGCATCGAGACGGACGAGACGGTGAGGTATGGCGTGCGTTAGGGGACATATCATAAGGCTGGACACCATCCGGGCGGAGCTCGGGCGGATCGAAGCCGCGAGCGCCTGTCTCAGGAGGACGGCGAGGGTCGGGGCGGGACTGTCCAAGGTCTGCGACGTGGATTACGGGGTGTGGCTGCTGGTCGCCCCCTCCGATCCCGTATGGGTGTCCGAGAACATACCAGCCCTGTTCGAGGTGAGATCGAACACGGGATGGAGAATCGAGTGAGTAACAATTTAAGAGACAAATCATCATGGCGAAAGCGGCATGGGCGGTGGTCACCCCGCCCCAAGGATCGGGTGACAAGGAAGTTGGCGTAAGGTCGGACGCGGAGCATACCGGCCGGAACGCGCGCAGCACGGTATTGACATGGAAGGCGGTGAATTGCCCGGACGTGCAGAGGACGGTCATGCAGGCGGGTAAGCCCGAATACGTGGACATAGCGGACACGGCGGCGAGCGAGAAGACGGGAAAGGTGGTTACCATATCCGGGGTCAGCAACTCCAAGCGGCTGACCTTCTCCCTCGGTACGGGAGACCTGGACATAGCGCTGCCCGCCCATTACACGGCGAACAGCGTACAAACGGCGAACGGCGAGGCGATAACGGGCGATCCCGGCGGACTGGCGGTCTATAATTTCTCCATCGCCGTGACAGTCCCGGCGAACACGGAGATCGATCCACAGACCCGGCAGGTCATCGTCACGGACGAGGGCGGGCACCAGGACGTGTGCCTGCTGACACTGGCAGCCGGCGACGCTTACTTGCGTGTGACCGAGGGCGACATCCAGCTGGATTACCAGGGCAACCCGGTGACCGTGAACGTGGAGTCTAACACCGACTGGACGGTCGAGTGATGGACACCGTAAAGATACCATGGGACGGGGCGACCGGCGGGAATATCGTCATCGGGGTACCCGGACCCGGCGACGGACCCGCCTCGATCTCGTCAGACACCCCGAACGAGGGCGTGGACAGGTATATGGAGATAACATTCCGGACAACCCGGGGCGGAGATGCCCGGGCCGTTCGCGTAGTCCGGCAGGCAGGACGGAGGGAATACCTCCGCGACTCGGCCGGTGAGATATTGATAGATTCGAACGACGTGGAACTTAAAGCATTGAGATAAGATGGGACTATTGAATTACACGACAGCCAAGATCAACGAGCTCTTGGCCAAAGTGGCGGCGCTGCCCGCCAAGGTGATGGACGGGAACACTATGATCCCGTCAAAGACAAGTGATTTGACGAACGACAGCAAGTTCGTCAAGGAGACAGGACTGAAAACCGTCAACGGCCACTCCTTGCTGGGTAGTGGTGACATAACCATACAAGGCGGCGGTGGCGGCACGGCAGATTCCGTGGACTGGAATAAAGTCCTGAATAAACCCTCATGGGTCAATTCGTCCACAAAGCCGGAATACACGGCCGTCGAGGTCGGAGCGTTGCCTTCTGACACCAAGATCCCCGCCAGGACCAGCGACCTGGAGAACGACAGCAAGTTCGTCAAGGAGACCGGACTGAAGACGATCAACGGGCAATCCATCATAGGAAGCGGAAACATATTCATCCAGTCCGGCTCCGGCGAGGGCGGGGCGGGCAACGTGAATGTCTCTAACGCTGCGGAGCTGGTGGGTGGAGGACAGTACGTGTTCACCCCGTCTGCCAACGGTGTCTCGGAAGGCTCGTTTAAAAAGTTGAACGTGGCCGATGACATCAACTCCGGGTTGATGAGCGCTGATGACCACGGGAAGTTGAAAAACTTTAAAGAAGTGCTTAAATTGCCCTTGGCTGTAGCGGGCTTGTCCGAGGTCTCCTCTAGCGAGGATATCGTATCGTCGTTAGAGGCTAGTGGTAATGCCGACACGATTCCCTACTTAGCCGCAGCATTCTCCAGCATTCACACAAGTGAGTACGAAGAGTCTCTTCCCGATATATATATAGGCAATCACAAATGCTTTGTAGACGCTTCCTTTGAGACGGGGAAATGCTCACTGGCGTTGACATACGTAGCGTCTGGCAAGATGAGGACTGTCAAGATAAATGGCACGGATAACGATAGCGCATGGACATTCTCTTGCGAGATTATCAATAGCGGGGATGATACATACTACCTTAGTAAACCGGATTCATATACCGCCACGGGTTGCTTTACCGCGTTCGGGGGAGACGAAGGTCGGGCGAAAATAGCCCTAGCGGTTGGACAAAGGAAGAAATTCTATATCCTGTATGGGTCAGGCGTATTGGGCGGATCCATACCCGTGACCGTTGAATCCGGTTTTAATATTCCGGTTCTCATATGGACAGCTCCTATTATTGAGAAAACATTCAGATTTTATATGCTGGATGAGACTGGTAGTAAACTGAGAGTGTTGAATCTTTATTACTATCAGCTTAATTCAGGGTTCTACTCACTAACCTCCTCATCCACCACCGATGATATCTCTGTGGCCGTAGGAGGGGAAGCGGGGTTAAAGGATATTGTACAGGCCGTAAAAGACGGGAATAGGATCCGTATAAACACGACACTTAGCCCGTATGATGTCTCAACGGAACTCCTTCCATGGGCGGCAGGCATATCTAAAGAAGGTAATATACATCTTGGTGTCTACGGAAAGGGCTACGGCCTGTTCAATAGCGTAGGAGGCCTCCTTTTGATAGATTACACGAAGACTACCAACACATTCAAGGCCGAATTGTTGGATGTTTGACCAAACTCTCGTCGGTGAGGGATGTCAGGAGAAACGGACTAAGTTAACGGGGAAAGATCCGGACGTTTAATAAATGATATAATCAAAAAGCCTTATCGGGGACGGGCTAATAAAAGCCCCCGGCTGTTAGTAAAGACGCCAATCACATACTAACAAACAAATGCGAGACACCGCACGACCGGGGGCTGTATACCTTCAGTCGCGATGTCTCGTTTTGTTTTTATGTGATTGGCGTCACAAATATAATACATATTTCAATATGACCGTATTCGACATTTTAAATCTGTATCAAACACCTTTCAAATGGATGTTGGAAAGTGGCATCCATCTAGAGGACGTGAATTATATCGACCTGTACAAGGACTATTCCCGGATGATAGCCGAGGGAGAGAAGGTGACTTACGCCGTGGCGGTACTGGCCTCCAAATATCAGGTAAGCGAACGCAAGGTGTACACCTTGCTCAAGCGGCTGTCGCATGGCTGCGAGCCGCTTGAGCATTGATCCTATGTAAGTAGTTTGCAGCGGGAATACAAGTCTTCCGGGGATCTGTCTCATGCCATATGCTACTTTTAGGTGATAAAAAACTAGCCCCATGAACAAATACCATCAACTACTGAACCGGATCATCGCATCCGGAAAAGGGCAAGAGAACAAGAAAGGGAGTATCCGCTACCTGTTGAACGAACGATTGGAATTGGCCCCGGGCGATCTGCTGGACATCTTCGAGGATCATGGGATCGCCCGGAAAAAACTGCGGACGGAACTTCGTCTTTTTATGGAGGGAGAGCGAGATGTTGAAAGATACCGACAGGAGGGCATTACGTGGTGGGACTATTGCGGGCAGACCCTTGTGAACAGTTACCCCACCTACTTCGAGAAATTGCCCTCTCTTATCGAACGGATCAATCGCGAAAAACGAAGTAGCAAGAACTACGTCCTATTCCTCGGTTCCACCGACGTGGAGACTAACCAAGCCCCCTGCCTAAGCCTCGTGCAGTTCCAGATAGACAACGGGGAACTGGTCCTGTCGGCCTATCAGCGCAGCAGCGATGCCAACCTGGGGCTACCGTCCGATCTCTACCATCTGTATCTGATGGCCCGGCAAATCGACCTGCCTTTGAAGTCTATCACCCTCAATTTGGCCAACGTCCATATCTATAAGAACAACCTGGAACGCACCCGCGCCCTGCTGAAGGGCGAAGAGGGAGTCCGTTTTGATCTCAATGTTTGAGAACTGCTGTAAAGCCTGTGCAGTGCGGATCACTGTTTTTTCATAGCTATCCGGAAGAAAAGATAGACTTTTGCAGCCCGTTTTTAAACAAAATGTAAATGAGGAAACAATATCTATCAGCCCCACTTCCGTTCGTGGGGCAAAAGCGAATGTTCGCAAAAGAGTTTATCAAAGTATTGGAGTGTTATCCGGAAGATGCCTTGTTTATCGATCTGTTCGGTGGTTCCGGATTATTGTCACATATAACCAAGTGCCGGAAGCCGGATGCCACCGTCGTTTATAACGATTACGACAATTACCGGCGCCGGCTGGAGAACATACCGCGTACCAATATGCTGCTTGCACAAATCCGCCCGTTAGCAGCATTGGTACCCCGGCAAAAGGCTTTGCCAAAAGAAGCGAAAGAAACGATCCTGCGTCTGATCGAACAAGAGGAACAGAAATATGGGTATGTGGACTACATCACGCTCTCATCCTCTTTGCTCTTTTCCATGAAGTATGTCACCGATTTGACCGGACTGCAAAAGGAAACGTTTTACAACACCGTGCGTAAATGTGATTACAGTCCATGTCTTGATTATCTGGACGGTCTGGAGATCGTGTCATGCGATTACAGGGAACTGTTTGACAAATATAAAGATGTTCCGAATGTGGTGTTTCTGATAGACCCTCCGTACCTATCCACCGAAGTCGGCACCTACACGATGAACTGGAGACTCCCCGATTACTTGGATGTATTACAGACACTCGTAGGCACGAACTACATTTATTTCACATCCAACAAATCATCCATCATCGAGTTATGCACTTGGATGGATAAAAACAACACAATCGGCAATCCGTTTGCCGGTAGTAAAAAGGTTGAATTTAATGCGCACATGAACTACAATTCGTCCTACACGGACATCATGTTATTCAAGAAAGCAGCCTGACTACCTTGTAAAAGTAAGGATTTTTATTGAGTTGGCAATGGGTTTTTAGTAGTTATTTTAATAGAAAAAAGCGTCCTTCAAATAGCTTTCAAAAGGCATTTGAAGGACGCTTTTTATTGGGACAAATAGTTCAAACAAGAATGACGATCGGGATTTTTGAAGCACTTTTCGTTTTTGACGCAAAAGATGCTTTTCGTTTTGCACGATGATCGCTTTTCGTTTTGCGGGATTTAAATTGTTTCATATGGGAAGATGCTGGTAACATTTTCCCGTATGTTTTTTAGATAGACCAAGTCTACTTTCTTGTTCTTTTATTCCATAGGCCCATATTATTTAATTGTTATACATTTTTCTTTATTTTTCTTTCCAAAGTATAACTCGAGTACGGTTAGTACCTTTGCTGTCATCTGTCTTCATATCTTCTATACGATAATCAATATTTGAAGATATTCTCAAATAGTCTAGTGTCTGAGATAGCAACCTATTATCTAAAATACCGGTTAAACAATAGCTTTTAATCTCCGCATCCTGAATCACAAATTCAACATTATAGTAATATGACAATTTTTTCAAAGCCTCAGGTAAAGGCGTATCCTTGAACATCAGTTTGCCATCCATCCATGCGGTTTCATACATCGTGTTTATTTTCATCACAGAAATTTCTTCTTTATCCAAGTTGCAAATCGCTTTTTCGGATGGTAGTAACGTCCTATGACTCACATTCCCTGATTTATTCTTCACCTCGAGATTTACGGAGCCCGTCACTAAAGTAGTCGAAATTATATTCTCATCCCCATAAGCTTGTATATTAAACTCCGTGCCTAAAACTCTAACCCTATGCTGATCTCCTGAAGTACTGACAATAAAAGGTTGTTTTTCGTTGTGAGTGACTTTAAAATAGGCTTCTCCTGATAAATATACTTTTCTTTCTTTTTGGTCATAAGACATCGGATAGGATAAAACACTACCCGAATTTAGATAAACAACAGTACCATCCGGCAAATTAAAGCGTGTACGGACTCCCGCATTTGCCTGAAGTGTTATAATTTGATGATCTCCAAATTCAGAATCAACCTTTCTATGGGAAAATAAGGTTGATAGTCCAATGATAGCAATTATACAAGCCGCAGCGACAGAGAACCTCTTCAGCCAATATAAACGGGTCCGTTTTGCTAATCGTTGTTCCAGCTTTTCGTAGGCAATCAATGGATTTCGGCTAGCGATCCGTTCCATCGCATTGTTCGCATAATATATACGGGCGGTCTGTAATAAGATCCTCTTATTATTTTCATCCGCTTCCAGCCAAGCTTCAATATAAGATTTTTCCTCATTGGAAGCTGTGTCCTTTATATACCGTAAAAGCATCATACCTTCCGGCTCTTGGAAATTAATATGTCTATTTTCAGTTTTCATTCTTATCTGTTTCTATAACTAAGACAATCCTGAAAGAACACACCCTTAACTAAAAAGCAATTTTTTTCAACTTTCTCATTTTTAGTCCAAGGTAACCGCATCAATTTTTTTACGGAAGACCGTTAGACTTTTACTACTTACTTTCCCATAGGATATATACTTTATCAGTAAAGTAAGTAGTACTTCATCGGTAAAGTAAGTATATCTTGCGATAAGGATGTCCTAAAAGTGATATTTCGATGCGGTTACCCTAATTTTAATCTTGAATATCCAAGATAAAATATATCTTTGCTTACAGAAAAGAAAGGATGAAGAAGGTGCTATGGATGATTCTACTTTAATTGAACAAATACAATTAGGAAGTAAAGACGCTTTT